CGCACTTCGTGGGACGATGCCGTTGAATCGCGAACTCCATCTTATGTCTTAACCCTTGCTGAATCCATATGGCTTCTTGAGGGTGGACACAGATAAGCCGCGGTCCACGTGCATCCTTAGGCACAGCGACCATCCTAGCTACGATCTCGTCATTGACGACGAAATCCTCGGCTCCGTCTCTATAGTTGAAACGGGATATGCCGAAGTACTCGTAATAGGGATATAAAGCATCAATGGTAGAATACCATTGACGCCACATACCCTTGTCTATTTCGTGTCCGTAGACTGCTCCGGGACCATGGGCTGGGGAGATTTCTCTCCAGTCTGTGAATCCGAGGGCAGAGGTACATTGCTGTCGAACCAACGATGTATATCGGGAAGAAGGACCGGCGTTTTGGTAACGCAGCCCGAGATCCCCAACATCATTGTTGCAGTCAATATAATCGCCGATAGCCTTTTGATAGGTTTCATAGGTATATGTGTGTTCAGCTTTATAACAGAACAGAAGCAGCTGACGAATGAACCGTAAATCTATAGGGCTTTTTGTCCTACAGAACCGGTCCCGTAACGGTATTAGCCATCTAGGCCAGACCTGTTTCCAGGTCCAGCCGACGGTGGTTTCATTGCCGTTCTCGATCCAATCGAGCAGCTCCTTCTCTAACTTTGGCGCATCATTGATGCACCATTGAAGGCCTTCATAAGCAGATCCCCTAATCAAGGAGGACCCGCTTTTCAGACCAACCTCTGTTAGCAGGCCTATATATGCAAGCTCTATAGCTTTCATGTTTATCCTATGTTAGCACGTTTACCTGGTCTATGTCTCACACTGCTAATCTCTATCCCGTAAAGGGAAAGAAATCAACAGGGTCTTGTTCCATGCGTCTTCGTCCTTTAGCTTTCGCTATTAAGGACTTGGACGATGTAGTTCGGCGACGTCGAGGCTGCAAAAGCCCTGATAGTGGCAACAACGTTGTCAATATCAGCTTGAACAGCAATCGAGGGAACCACGAATACGACATAAGCAGAAGTAGTATACTCCTGCCCAGTCGCATCGAGGCAAACCCGATCGAACCTAACCAGATATCTCTTAGTAGAGACTTTGGTCTTGGTATCGACAGCGTCTTGTCGTTTAACAGACATGACGTCCGGGAGATTAATCCCGCGAGCCGTCGAACGGCGTTCGCTGCCATCCTTCTCATCGAAGGACTTGGCGAACACGATGGTGTTGATCGTGAGATCAGCATTCATGGGTTGTGCTTTTATGTAGTTGATCTAACTATATTAGCATTTCGAACACAGTTAAGGCTTGACGCCCCTCTGTGTTAACAGGGCAAGCAACAATGCTGCCTGTTTTTTTCCGAAACGCCCGGACCAGTCGACATAACCTGCCGACCGTCATAGAACAGAACGCTCGTAACTAGTAGTCGTACACCTACCCTCTTTTGCGTCATAAACAATAGCATTAGTATCGACTCGCCTGACGGTCCGAAAGACCTCAGATACGACCTCGAATTTCTTGCTTTTGGTTAATGACAACGTTCTTACTTTTTCGGCACCAAGTGCCAACTCGTAAGACGATAGGATAGATGACGTATCGATGAACCAATCCACAACGAATGAGAACGGAATCCGTTCCCAAGCGAAATGGACTGGCCCTTGCGTCCCAAACCTGTAAAACAGGTAATTGAGGCGTTTGAAGAAGGCAGTATTATAATCCTGCCTATATTCTCGATACGCGAGTACGTAACGCGTAGTAGGGAATACATTGAAGAATCCTTGGTAACTTAAGTCACCAA